CTTGCTCGATAGTTCGATCGCAATGTCCTTATTTTGGGCCATCTCGGTCAATTTTTCCACAGTCAAATTGGTCTGGCCAATGTTCAATAGACAATCCACTGAAACTTCTTTCAAGAGCCGTGTCACTTTTCCAATTTGGGTCGCCTTCTTTTCTGCAAATCGATAAACATACAGATCGGCTGGTTCTTCCTCACCCTCACCGTAAGGCAATGTAGCGTGTAAATAGATCTCGACATTACGCTGTTCAAATTCCAGGGGGCAATGACTTAGATTCCTTACTCCGCGACCAATGATTTGCTCAATTCTGCTCATATTGTACCAAGGTTCCAGGATGTGGACTTGACGAACACATTTGAAATCGAGTCCTTCGGAACCCGCCTTGGATATAATAATCACCTTGACCTTTTCCCCATTTTTATTGTCCGGATTCGTAGCATACTTGATATCGGCCAAATTGTCGGGGGAGAAGGCCTTGTTACCAGTAACCATCATATACTTGGCCTGTTGGATTTTTTCGCTGCCGGATCGGGTTTTCATAGTTAGGGCGTCCAATGGTTCGACAGGTGCGTCTTTAAACAATGATTTGGCGTGGCTTGCTACGCTGAATCGTCCGAACCCCATTTCTTCTAGGGCCAATGCGATCGGGACAACCCCGCCCTCGATGTATTGGCTATAAATTAGGACAATTCCGGTCGAATTTTGGATGGCTTCGCAAATCTTCGCTATTTTACTGCTATATTTTCCAATGTTCTCCTTATTGAAGATATGTTCGACACCGGGTTTGTATTCGAAATCGTAAATATTAGGAATTGCCCCTTTGTCTTCTTTTCGATTCATAATGTGATAAAGACCACGCTTCCCCACAATATTCTTAATGATTTCCTCGTTTTTCTCTTCCGGATAATTTTCGTCGGGTTCCTCTACGATTTCTCCCAATTTATCAATTTCGGGGTTCGGAAAGATGATGTTTAATGCCTGTAATGGCTGCATTAACAGCGTATAACCGAATGATTCCATATTTTCAAAAGAGGGAAGTTCTCTCACATCACCGAATTTGTTGGTCGTACTAAACGATTTGTTACGCAAATGTCTCATAATAAAATCGTAGCCCTTGGATTGGTATTCACCGATTTTACTCACGTAGACGGGGGTGATTTTTAAAGGGTCTTCAATGGTTCGCCGATTTAATTGCTGGGTAGGGTATTTCTCGATACTAGTTATGTTATTCTCAGGGGAGAATGTATCTGGATAGATGCGGAGAGGGAACGTATACGGGTTTTCACCTCGAACATAGGATATATATCCGGTCAATTTACGTTGTAAAAGTTCTCTACCACCCTCGATTTGTTTCCCATCTTTTGACGTACGTTCGGGTAAAAATCCCCCCTCTTTGTCAAAGACATCGGATTCGCTAATCGTCGCACGTTTGTCCACCATATTCATTAAATTGGTAAGCCATATGATCTCTTTGTAGTTATTATACATTGGGGTAGCTGATAACAATAATATACGCATATTATAAGCATACCTGGCAACATCCATCAATAAACTTGCGGTTTTCGCATCTTCCTTGTTGTCGTCGGATATGCGAATGTTATGGGCTTCGTCAATAATAATGAGGCGATTGTCAAAGTATTTGTGGATTTTTTTGATGCGCAATTGTTTTTGTTGATCGATGGAGAACCTGGCGGCTTGAGGAATGTCGGTATGGCGTTTGATATAGTTGGCCAATTCGGTATAACCCATAAAATTATAATATCGATTGATAATAGTATTGATTTCGCTAATAATACGATCTTTCGGGATACCTGTCAAATTGGTAGGGTTGATTTCTTTCAATAGGGAATTTCCAATACAGGTATTCGATGTCCATAGGCCATTCACCATTTGCAGTTTACGTTCGTCAAACAATTGAAGGCGATAATTGTCTTGGACATTCGGACTAGCAATGACCAAGATTGGTTGGTTAAGACCAATCTGCTTCATATACGAACGCATTTCCTCTGCGATTCCGATACTGCTGCAACTTTTGCCCGATCCCAAAGCGTGATACAGTAATAAACAATTGTAGGGGGTTTGCATTGACATAAAATTTTTTACAAATTGCTGGTGGGGCATCAATTCAAAGTCTGTGTTGCATAATTTATTGGCTTGCTCTTTGATATCATATATGGTGCCGTCATACTGAGTATCATTGAATTCTTTCCGCTGGGCGATTTTAATATTGAAATTGGGGTCGTTTAATTCTGGATATAGGAATCCGAGGCTTTCCATATCCCGCATATCCCGCAGGTTCTCATTCTCTATCTTTTCTTTTTCAAATAAAAAGGGATTATATTGTTTCGATTCTATGTTGGTAGGAGCTATACCGATTTGACTTTGTAATTTTTCTTCTTCTTCTGTAATTTTTAGAGGTTCAATGAGAACCTGTTCCACTACGGGTTCTGTCTCTTCTTCTATTTCAACCTTTTCCTCTTCATCGTTCTCTGGTTCAGGAAGTGATTCTCTAATTACTAGTTTTCTAGTGGGTTTGGGCAAAGGAGGTTCTTCTGCGCGTTCTGTAATCTCTGTAGGTTGGAATTGTCCAAATACGTTTTCTAGGTTATACTTTTTTATAGGTTCTCCAATGGGCACCGCTTTTTCTTTTTCTAAACAAAGAATTAAATGAACCAAATGTTCCTTGGTTTTGACACCAGGAGTGCTCTTAAGAACTGATGGATCATTCGTTATCGCTGAGTGAATATCGCGAAGTCCTTGGCCAGTTAATTTCATTAACTCTTCTTTGCGGTTCATATCAGAATCTGTCGGTTGATAGGATTTATTGCACGTAGTTGCAGCTCTGGGTACTGGTATAGGTGCAGGTTCAGCAATACGTTGACTTAAATCTACCGGATGAATACTCATAATAGCCTGTTTGATGGTTTGAACAATCGTCTCTTTACCGATTGGTTCACATTCACCGGTTTTCTTATTACGCCGTGTCCCTTTTTTACAATTCGGTTTATTTTCCTTCCTCGTTTTCTTTATTTTCTTGTTAGGTGATGATGACATATCTGACATATAATGTAACAAATCTTATTTACATTATACGCATAAATTGTATGATCGAGAACCAGAGACAGATGACCCAAAAAAGTTTGATGAAACCTTATATTTTCCCTGCTCCAGAAATAAGCGAGAACAGGGTTAATGTATTGTTTATATTCGAAATTAACCGCTTTTTCTCTAAATTATAGCCTCGTATTGACTTTACACAATCTTCATAGGATTTCCATTCCATTTTACTGACTTCGGTAGGATCAAATGCTTTCATATTTAGTGATAATTTGTAATCCATATACGTCAAATAATATTTATGTTTATACGACTTGTAGTTAGATCCTGTGAAGATCTCTTCAAATGGAAGCAAATTTTGTATATTCCTTAAATAGTGGTAGTTATAACCAGTCTCTTCTGTAAATTCTCGCATTGCACATTCAAAGTCCTTTTCTTGGTAATTACGACGACCTTTTGGAAACCCCCATTCGGCTTCTTCCCATCTACCGTATTGGTTACTCTCTTCAATCATAGACGTCAATGTATAGTAAGAACTCTTATTAAATACCCCACTCTGCAATAATTGAAATTTTTCTCTCGAAATGGTCTCTTCGGATTTGTATTGATTCGAGATTGAATCATTTCCCCAAACGCGTTTCCAGGCTGTATCAAAATCATTGTTACAGAGAACCTCTTTTTCATCATAAGTCATTTGTTTCAACATATTCATAATATATTCCTTATTGTAAATCGAGTATTTACCTCGCATAAAATCTATGTATCCCAATGTGTCTTTTCGTCGAATCATCAAATACTCGATTGTTCCTGACGTACTATAGCGGAACACGATGATACCGATGCTTGTAATAGGCATTTTGCAATGATGATAATAGTGTCCTAATTTTCCACAATTATTGCAATAGTTTTCTGACATTTTGATAAATATGTACAAAGGAAGCTATATTGTTAACGTCGTATATCTTTATATTTATAAATATCAACATTATAGAAAATGCGGTTTGATCCAGAAATATGGGGACCGCACTATTGGTTTTTTTTACATACCGTAGCCGAATCCTATCCTACCAATCCCAACGATATCACTAAACGCAAATATTACGATTTAATCCAAAATATGCCGCTTTTTATCCCTGATGCCGAAATGGGGGGGAAATTTAGCCAAATGTTGGACAAATATCCAGTTACGCCGTATTTGGACAATCGCGATTCGTTTGTTCGATGGACGCATTTTATACATAATAAAATGAATATGCGGTTGGGGAAAGTAGAATTATCACTGCCTAATTCATTAGAAAAGTATCGAGATGAGTATCAACCTAAACCATTTGTATTTGGTGATCGTATCAATATGCGTAAACACTATATTCACGCGACCTTGATTATGTTATTATTGTTTTTAATCTATTACTACTGGAAATAGTTAGGGTGAAACCAAGGTTTCCTTTATGACCCCATCCTTTAACGAATAAGAGAACCTAGATTTCTTTTTGATAACGAATAAAGGTAAAAATATACCATAAATATAAGTAGATTTAGCGTATATGCGTATCGAGTTGATAATAATAGTAGCTGCTGGGCTATTAATTGCCAATGTATATACCGATGGAAAAGTCGTTAAAAAATTGTTCTCATTCAAAAAATACTATAAAATGGCCGGGATCGCATTCGGTGCATTGATGCTTTACATATTATTTAAGAAGAACCCCCTACGAGCTCAACAAATGATCTCGACAACCAATGATTATATCAAATATTTACCACTCGACCGTAGCACTAGCAATATGATTTCCCCCATCCTAGATTTTACTTCAAAGCAAAACTTTGGGAATGACCAATATAATTACCCAGTAGTGCCAATGCCGAATAGCCAACAAACTATAGGAGAAAATCGAATGGCACAATCAGGAAAAAAGGCAACAAAACGGTCTGTCAGCGAAACCAAGAAGAAATATGTGGCATCGAACCAGAACTGGAAATGTGGGGAATGTCAAAAACAATTGAATGCTTGGTTTGAAGTTGATCATAAGATCCGACTCGAGTATGGGGGTAGCAATCATATAGATAATTTAGTAGCATTGTGTCGAGAATGTCACGGAAAAAAAACCACCATTGAGAACCTATAACTTCTTACTTCTTACTATTATATATAATAATAATATAATAGTAACAATAAATGGGATCAGATTCAACCGAATTTTTTAATGAATTATTAGAAAATTCTATAAGTTTATTCCCGTATTTAAGATTTGTTCGCGATATTTTCAGAGACATTATCAATATTATACCTCAAATGTTTCAAGCAACGTCTGATCTAAGTAAAAAATACATTTATAACGGGACAGAATTGATATTGTTGGTACTAAGCATTGTCATTATTAATCAATATAAACACGATTCTATGCTCGTCCCAGAAACACCAGAAGGAATCATATTTATTCTTTTTCTCAGCATATTGTTGTTGAATGTAATCCATACAACCTATCTGTTCATTTTCGAAAGGGAAGTTGAAGGGCTCGCCCTCTTTTTAAAACAGATTATCTATAATATACCTCTTTACACAATCGTTTTCGTATTTTCATTAGTTATTTGGATTGTCGTTCATTTGTTTGGCTGGATACAATTTGTTATAAATAATTTTTCATCT